AGTACCAGAACCTCTTACATAAGATTTCTCTAACCAGTCAGAAACTGGAAATGTATATTGAATATTAGCAGCAATGGAATCTTCAGCACCACCAGATTTGTGAGCAACATAAAGAGTAGACTCAGATACAATATATCCATCTACGACAACTCTGCGATATCCATTCGGATATCCTTCGATATGTTCAGATAATTTATTGTCATATTCGATTTTATCTGCTGGAGATAACAAAGTAGATACTTTAGTCAATGTTCCAGGAAGAGAAATCTCAAATATTAAATGGTCATTTGCAATTGTTTTTTCATACATAATTTTGCTCCATTATCTATTATCTACGATTGAATCTAATTCTTCTTGAGTTGTTGCTGATTTAATTGAATTTTTTCGTCTTTACGACACGCATTTCTGCTGGTTATTAGAACTATTTATGTATTTATCATAACTTTGTATATTCAAGTATAACATCGCATTGATGGGAACTTCTATTATCATTAGTTGTGATACGAATATTAGATCCAGATCTGAATACATTTATTGAATCTGTCCCATCACCAATGTATGGAAGCACTAAAGTATTGGTTCCATCAGTTGATATTGCTGAAATACTTGTAAATTGATCAAGCCCTGTTATACCATGGGCGACTTCTTTTGAAGTATTATTAGGAAGTGCTCCAAAATCTAGTACCTTTCTATAAATTCTCTTTCCATCAATCCATGTCTTATTAGTAGCTGCTTCAGATCTGCTATACTCATCATAAGCATTGACAAAATTAGTTCCGTCATATACAAGATATTGACCAGCAGATACAGGAACAGTAGTTACATCCACATCGCCTAGATCGCCAAAAGTTATGCTTGTAGCTTTTTCTTCCTTTTCAACTACCGTTGTAGAACCTATTATCGCCTCTGTAGAAGAAAGAGCAGTGTATACTTGAATTATATTTCCTGACGATGGTTTTGTGCTTCTAACTTCTCCTGGGGTGGTGCTAAGATAATATATCTTACCTTCTGTTAGTCCGCTAAGAAAATCTATATATCCACCAGTATAGATATCAAAATTGTTGCCATCTTTGACATTTGCTACACCGATCAATCCGTTTTTCTCATTATCGTCTGACTGAGCGAGAGTCCAGAATGTAGTTGTTTCGTCGGGTTTCCATGTACTATCAGTAACTAAAGCTCTTCTTTCAGAAGAAGTTGCTACAAAGAATCCAGCATAAATCTTTTTATCTGTTAGATCATCAGCATCAAAAGTAATAGATTCACTCCATGAAGCTTCTCTTGAAAGAGTAACTGTTGAAAAACTTCTTATTATGGCAACATGTCTATTTGATGTACCATTTTGGGCGAGTCTACCAGAATATGTGTTTTGAAGTATCCAATCTCCCCCTATGGTGTCTCTTACATAGACTTTATGTTCTGTACCTCCGACTGTTTGAAGTGCAAGAATACCTCTTGCAGTATCTGGATCAAATCCATTACCCTCGTCTAATATCCATAAGATACCTTCGCCAGCGTTATCACCAATGTTAGATTTGTTATTAGTAAGTCCAGAAGATGAAAAGTCTGCATTCCAGTCAGTGTCATTTTCTGGAATGAAACTATAAACAATATGACCATGAAGTTGTGTTATATTGCCATTTCCATCAAATTCAGCATAGTTTCCACTTCCATTTGGATAACCAGTGTTATATGCAGCACCAGCACCGAAACCATTAAAATTACTCACAGAAAAAGTACCTGGAGTAACAGGAGAACCAACATCAAAGCCGAACCAATATTGAGTTGGATTTTTGAGAGTAACAACATCTCCAGTGCTAAATCCATGGGAAGCCGAATTTATACTTCTTGATACTGTAGATGGTTGATACTTATTCAATTCAGATGATACACTAGCACTAATCTCGTCAGTGTACGCAAGAGTTTTTGTGTTTTGAAATGTTAGTCTATTTCCATCTATAGCAATAGGTTGACCATCAAGGTACATTGTATTACCTGTAAGATATAATTCTCTCCAAGGTCTATCTGGTGATCCCAAATCATAAGCTCCAGAAGCATCTGGAACTAATGAAGTTGGAATTCCACCACTCAACTCCATGGTTTCAATATCAGACCCGTTGTTTGTTAAAAGAGTATAGTTTCCACTAATGCCACCAGTAATATTTTCTAGTGTTACTCCAGAAGCTATAACTTTTCCATTTGCATCGACAAGTAAGACTTCATTAGTAAAGCCTTCAAGAGGTCTGATAATCAGACCTTTTCTTACTACCCATTCGTCAGCCATTCGTAGCTCCCTTTCCACTATCCAGAGATGTGAATGTATTTAAAGTTCAACTTTATTTATACTTATATATTAAGGAAATAAATAGGTAAAAAAAGTGGGGAAGTTAAACTTCCCCACTTTTTATGGTTTCTATCTGATCAAGTCAGATCAGTTACGAGAACCAGCCAAGCTGGAGTTCTGTAGACCGACGATCTTGATGAAGCGATAGTAGTTCTCAGCACCGAACAAGTTATCACAGATGCCATAACGAGTCATGACACCAATAACTGGCTGGAAGCTTTCAACCTGTGTAGTACGGCTGAACATAACTGGAACATATGGGCAGTAAACGATACCAGCATCGTTGTCCTTTGGACCCTTGTAGCCAACTACTGCGTAGTCTTCTGCTGCAAAGCTGTCACGATAGACAGTGAAACGACCAAGAGTACCGACCTTAGCTACACCACTAACTTCAGTGTTCATGCTTGCACTAACTGGTGCGATCAAGAAGTTGTCGAGAGACTCGACAGCAGCGACAACACCTGGGGAAGCGATGATGAAGTTACCTGCTCCACGACGAGTTGCGATTGCAATCTCGTTTGATGCCTTCAAGAAGACAGTGTAGAGAGTACGGAACTTCTCTTGTTCCCAACGACCATCAGCAGTACCATTTGCAACACCAACAGTACCATAGTCCCAAGTAAGAACACCACCCTGAACTGCACGGTAGATGATTCTGTTCTTGATTTCAAGATCGATTTCTGCTGCGATCTCGTATGCAAGAAGGTCAGTCAACTCTTCTTCAACGTCAACATTGTGCATGTTTGCCAAGTCTTGCTGAGCTTCAAGAGTCCAACGAGCCTTGAGCTTACGAGTGTGAGCAGTGATCTCTTTCTTCTCAATAGTAAGACCCATTTCACGAATGCTATCAGTTTCGCCACCACAGACCTTATTGAGAGTGTCGAGACGCTCACCATAAGCTGTTGGGTAGCCATTAGCACCCTGAGTAAGACCATTACCAGTGATGTCAGCAACTGCACCACCAGTACCAATAGTCTCATGGTTACCGTACTGAGCGATTGCTGCGTTACCAGTGATGTCAGCAGCAGATGCATCGACAGAACCAGAGTACTGTTGGTAAACAGTGTTGTATGCAGCTTCGACACCAGCAACGTCACCACTCTGGTAGCGATAACGCAATGCGTATGCTAGACCAACTGGAGTGAACATTGGCTGAACACCAACAAGATCGTTAGTGATAAGCTCTGGGAAAACACGAGCAACGAGTGGCATTGCGATACCCATGTACTTAGCAATACCCTGTTGTGCGTGAATTGCCTGGTTGACAGTACCATCTGCACAACCAACACCTGCTTCAGCAGCAGTACCAGACTCAGTTAGAATCTGCTTGTTAAACCACTTCTCTTCGTTCTCAAGAAGTTTTGCAGTAAGAACCTGCTTTCTTTCTGACTTGATGTGTGCGACCATAGGATCCCACTTTTCAAGTAACATTTCTGTAGTCATTTTCATGATTTTTTCTCCCCTGTAGAAAGTTTTTGTTTGTTAAGTTAAATTTCAATTCATCCGTTCATATATTTTGGCTTGACTTTAGATGCCCACTGTTGAACACGCTGTTCACTTTCATTAAGAGTTTCAGATTCTTTCTTAACTTCTGGCTTCTCATCTTCTACAACACCTTCTTTGAGAACCTTCTTGACTTGCATGTTGATAACAGCGTCATCTTGCTGTGTCTTTGCTGGTTCATCTTTCTTGGTGTTCTTATCATCGTTCTCGTTGAGTGGTTGAGTCTTCTGTTCTGGCTTCTTTTCAGTCTTCTTTGGTGCTGGCTTTCTTTCAGATTCAAGAACAATGTCTCTTACCTTTGCCCAACGACCATCAAGTTCGTCTGCGTCAAAACCTTCAAGAAGCTTCTTTGCTCTTGAGCGTTGATCTGAAGTGAGTCCTTCAGTGAGTGCCTCGACTTTCACATTTTTTTCAACTTCTTTCTTCTCCTTGAGAAGAGTGATGTTTCGCTTCTTCTCAGCTTGGAGATCATTTTCAAGGCGTGTAATGTGTTCTTTGGACTCTTTAATCAATTGATATGATGTATCATCAAGCTTGACAAAGTTTCTGGAGAAGTTCTCCATAATACCAGTGACAAGTGGTTCATAAACGTCCAACTTAGCCGCAGACTCCAAAATTTCATGTGGGATCATGTCTTCAAGCTTAGCTTCCATATAGTCACTAACCTTTTCGATCATTTCACCCTTAAATTGTTTAACCTCTTCTACAAGGGCTGCGTCTTTCTTTTTTTTGTATGCTTTAGCTTCAGCGTAAACCATACTTTCCAACTTTTCTCTTAGTAATTCAGCTTTTTCAGCAAGCTTAGCTTCAGCATTTTCCTTGAATTCCTTAGTCTGACGTAATGCAGCTTCTTCAAGTTCTTTCTTGTAGCTTTCAGCTTGCTCAACGAGAACCTTCTCGTTTTCTTCAGCTTCAGTTAGTAAACGCTGCTTTTCAGCCTCAACTGACTCTTTGAGTTCTGTCTCTTTCTTTTCGAACTCTTCAGTGAGAAGAGTTTCTTTTGCAGATACTCTTGCGTCAACAGTTTCATTAATAAGCTCAGTAAGTTTTGTTCTCTGTTGTTCTGTTAAAACTTCTGAATAATCAGTTCCTTCAAGCAGAGCTTCAAGAACATTCTTAGCGTTATTATCTGACTTTGCCATAGCAGCGTCTCCTATAATCGTTGAATCACCTATTATTTATAAATTCAAATGCGTGTTAATTTCAAGATTTTTTTATTCCATCCAAAAACTCAGTTAATGCGTTAGCAAAGTGCTGGGCACGCTCTTCTAATTTTCTTGGTAGAACACTCACTTTTTGTTGTAAACCTTCATAACATTCTAAAATAACACCATCGTCTTTTACAATGTATTGTTTGTTTTCTAAGATACCGTCTACAAATCCTTTTGGTGCAGAAGGGTCAGCGACAGCATCGATTGCGATCATTTCATATGCATCAACATCTTTAGATCCATCTGGGTTCTCATCTTCTGAAAGAGCACCAAGACCACGAGTTGATACACCAATTCTTAATTTATCTTCTAAGAAAGTTTGTAGAATTCTTCCGCATGGGTGATTGGTTAAAACTTTCGCTTTACCAATACAGTCTTTACCTTGCCAATCCAAACTGGTGGTATACATACAAACTTTATCTAAATTAATTTCAACACCTTCAGGGTGTCCAAGTTCACCAAAAGAACGAAGACCAAAATTAGGGTCCATTCTTTCCCTCTTATATTTGTCTACACATCTAGTCATGAGATCTAACCCATAGTTTCGACCATTTCTATTTTTTATTTCAGTCTGAATGAATGGACCTTCCATAAAATATTGTCTGGAAGTTCTACCATCATCAAGCTTGGTTTGCTCAACAATAACTTCCATTGGTCGATCAAAGTAGTTCTCTGCTTCTGTGATTAATACAAGAGTCATATCATTCTCCAGGTTTATCAGCATCCTTTAGAGTCTTGTTTGCTACTTCTGATGCATTTGCATTGATAGCGTCTAATATTGCTGGCTTACGTTTATTTATAACATTATTTGTAGCTGTTTTTACAACATTTGGAAAATGTTTGTCTGCTTCAACGTAATCGTCTCTTGCAATTGCTGCCAAAAATTGTTTTAATGGTTCATTTGACATTGTTTTCTCCTATGAAATTTTTATTTTATGCGAAACTATCAAGGTCAGCTCCTTCGTCGCCGCCTTCGTCTCCTCCACCTAAGTCACCCAACTCGTCGCCTAAGTCACCCAAGCCTTCATCATCGCCCCCTGTACCACCACCAGACTCAAGTCTTTCTTGTTCTTCTAGTTCAAGATATTTGTCATTCTCTTCCCAATCTTCAGCAGAAAGCTTCAAGAAACGCTTCATTAAGAACTTCTTAGATAGAAGTGGCTTGGTATCATCTTCACTTTCAGCGTATGGCATGAGTTTCTCAAGATTCTCAGTACGAATCGCCACAATATTGGACTCTAAGTACTCTTGGAAAAGATTGTCATGGTGCATTCTGATGCGAATATCATGTTCAGTAATATTAAATTCGTCGGCATACCCTTTAAGTCTTAAGTGACTCATAAATATTTGTTTGAATATGCTAGCGAAACGATTAACAAACTTTTGTGTCATTTTGAAAAAGCGAACTTCATCTCTGGTAATATCAGATGTATCACCAAGAGAGAATCCAGCTTCTTCGTTCATTCTGGAAATTGGTACACGAAGACCTTGGAAGAGCTTCTTTCTAAAGTATAGAACGTCATCAATTTGACCTAGATTATCTCCACCAGGAAGAGTTTCGATTGAACTTCCTTTACCATCTTGTTGTGGGAAGAAGAAATCTTCAATCATTGCCTGTGGATCATATATTGCACCAGCTTCACCAGATTCTGGATTATATGTTTTACGCTGACGATACTTTCTCATTAATTCACGAGTATATGCTTCAGCTTTTTGCTTTGGAAGTTTACCAACTTCAATTTTGAAAACTCTACGTTCTGGAGCACGAACAAGACGATAGATAACTAGGGAGTCTTCAAGTTGCTTAAGTTTACGATAGTCAACCTTGGCTTTCTCTAACCATGAAAGAACTGTCTTTGTATATCTATCTTCATAAAAGTAAATACCAGAATTTGCATATGCAACCATTTCAGGTGGCATAATAAGAATGTTTGCATCTGCTTTATGGATGAATTGATGGATTTCTTCAGATTCAATCTCTTCCCATATTGGATATGTGTATTCTGGGCGAAGTCTCTTGATTCGAACAATACCACGATCTCTTGCTGTAATAGGGTCTACAATTTTTTCAAAAAATATTTCTCCATCAATCATGTATTCTGAAAACCATTCATTAACATTTTCTGGAGCATTCATAACATCATGAATGATATATTCCCATTCTTTGACAAGGTTTGCAACAATATTATCATTTTGAAGTAATCTTTTATTGGTTATTTCAAGAGATATAAAGTTATTTTGGGCATCAAAGTTTATAGCTTCATCTTCTATCTCACCCAGACAAAAAGCGATATCTGGGAAAAATGACATATCTCTATAGACTTTTAATCTATTGAGTTTTCCAGGTTCAGCATTATAAACAAAATTATTCCAATGACCAGCTTGCTGTTGGAATTCAGCAGAGGATACAGTTGTAACATCTTCTAGATCAGTAGCACCGGGAATATTTTGACGCTTGTACTTGTCACCTTGGGCGTCAAACGTATTGTACAATCGTTTAAAGTGTTGTTGCTGCTGAGCTTTAGTCCATCTGTTCCTGCGAACAAATGGTTGGACTACTTTTCTAAAAAGGTCTGCCATTCTTATTTGCTCCTTGCATCATTTTAGCACAAAAAAAGAAATTCTCATAAAGTCATTTGAATAAATATTCATAGATAATATTTATAAGTCTTTACGTTCATCGAAAAACACTATTATTATTGTATAATAAATAAGAGATTTTAAGGAGATTATTGTGCCAGTGGGGAGAGGGAGGAGATCACAGTTTCAAAAGGGGATATTCACCCCAGAGAACCCAAAGAAGTACAAAGGTAAAACACCCATTGTATATCGTTCATCGTATGAATTGAAGTTCATGCGTTTTTTAGATAAAACTGAGGCTGTGATCGAATGGAGTTCAGAATCCCTTGCAATAGGATATATAAACCCTTTAACGGGTAGACCATCCAGATATTATCCAGACTTTTTAATCAAATATAGAACTGGACCAGATCAGTATCAAATTGATTTAATTGAAGTCAAACCAAAACGAGAAACCCAACCACCTAAAGCTCACGGAAACAAAAAACCCAAGACTATTCTCTACGAGAAAAAGACTTGGGCTGTAAATCAAGCTAAATGGAAAGCTGCTAAAGCATATTGTGATAATAGAGATATTCGTTTTAGGCTTATAACAGAATCAGAACTTAATATCTGAAATATTTAAAATTGATTGATGATATCGAAAGTGCTCGTCATTAAAATGAACATCTACAAGAGCCCAATAGTCATCGCCTTCTTTCTCAATTTCAATATTAATTTTGACATTGTGCAGGTATTGTATCATTGAGTTCTCGTGAAGCAAATGCTCTATTGATTGGTGTAATTCTTGCTTCCAAGTTTGCATAGCTTCATATGATCGATCACTATTCCAAATAAGTCTATGGGCTTCATGATGACATGTATTTTCCAAATCGATTTTAAAACGATGTATTCCATAATAATGCTGCCACTCTAGAGCCATTTTTTCTTCTTCTGGTGGCTCTATGGGGCTAGTAGAATTAGGATCATAGTATATCGCTTTGCTGTTCAAAACACTAATCGATGGAACATTGGTCATCCAAACACTTCTCTCTGCTGATTATATTCAACCAATGGCTTTATAGCTTTTTCAACATAATCCATCTTATGCACAAATTCTCTAAATTTATTTTTTGCGAAATATTGAAAAATGTCTTTTCCGTCTGCAAAAATATATTCATCAATGGTTCTGTCCATTATCTGAATAAGTTTGTCTGGAATATGTTGAAGATCAATAAGTATAGAATTTCTCTTATATCCAATTTTAGCTTGCTTACCAAGAGTTAAAGGAACTTCCTTTTCTTCACCATCAACATTTTCAGTAATTAAAACTGTGTTAATCTTTTCATTACCTTCATCATCTAATTCTGGCTCACCATCTTCATTGAGAACTTGCTCAGTTAAGATAGTTTTATCTTCAAATAATGCTTTTAACTTAGAATTATCTTCTACATATTTTTCAGCAGTCTTTTCACCAAGACGTTTTTTGACGGCAGGATCTTTCATTTGACGCTTAATAATATTTGGAATATTGTCTCCAGTATCCCCATGCAAAATTTTGACTTTGAGTGCTTTAAGAGGATCATCAGTTTTCATGAATTTATTCTTCATTGGATCAAATACTTGAACATTTTTATATCTTAACAATTGAAGATAGTCACCATCAGAAGTAATAGCAGTGCATTTTTCGTCTGGATGGCTACGAACATAAGCACCAATAATGTCATCAGCTTCCATATATTGAATTCTCAAAACCATGAATGGGAAGTAGACTTTCATCTCTTTAAGAAGCTCATCCATTGCATTATATAGACCTTCCCAGTCTACATCATCTTGGGCATCTCTTCTTTCTTTACGATTCCTCTTATATTCTGGATAGACTTGTCTACGCCAATTTTGTTTGCTATCAGCCGCGACAATTACTTGATCTGGCTCAAAGCGATGGCAAAATGAGAAAATAGAATTGTACATAACATGCTTAAAGTATCCCCAGCCAACATCTTCGATGTCTCTGCGGCATGCAAAGAAACTTCTGTAGCACATGTGATTATAGTCAATTAATAGCGTCTTCATATAATATACTCCAATTTAGAGCATATTATACCACAAGATCGTGTTCTATCAAGCTTTTCTAATTTCACGCATTAATTTAGAGTTTTTCTTTTTCATCATTTCCAAAACAGTTGCAGCTTCAAGCTTCTTCTCTCTTGGAACGTATCCTTCGCCACATGCATATCTATTTTCTGCAATAAACATTGCACACTCACGAAGAGTTGCATATCTACCAATAGATTCCATTCTTGCCTTACGGCGTTGGACTCCAGTACAATCAGATTCAGTCATTGGGTCTAATTGCTCTTCAACTTTATCTGCTACTCTGTGACGATTGATTGTTGGAACATGGGCTTCTTTTAATACAACTTCATCATCAGACAACTTGAAGAATGTTTCATCAATCTTTCTTCTTTGCATTCCAATACCCATTCTTCCTGGATAAACTGCAACACCTTGCTGACCATTAATTGCTTGATTGACAGTAGCATCTGCAACACCCGGACCAGCAACAGAAGCAGTTCCTGCACCTTCTTCATCTAGCTGTTCAGCGTCATCCTCTTCTTCATCATGATCTTCTTCATTTACTTGTTCGAAGTCAGTATCTTCTTCAGCATCAAGGTTATCATAATAGTTATCAGTGCTGCGATAATTTACATCATCAGATGGTCGATCAGGATCAACATGGATTTCTGCGTTCTCAGGAACTTCATCTTCTTCTACAGCACCATCTTCAGCTAGAATCTCTTCGTCTTCTTCAGCCATCTCAAGAAGATCATCAAGTTCATTGAGCTTCTGTCTAAATGTACGTCGAAGCCCTTGCAAAGCAAGCTTCATGCGATCATCATTGGTTTCTTGAGTTTCTGCATGGGATTCTGGGTCAACATCGACTCCTTGTTCTTTATACTTGTCCCATTCGTCTCCATCCATAGTGGTACGCTTTTCCATGTCTTCATCTCCTTGTTCTTCAGCAAGACCTATGGCTTGCCCAACAGATTTAATTCCTGATTTAATAGCTGACCCTGCTTTACTTATCATGCCAGGACCTTTATTTTGTTTATCCAGTTTCTTCTGTTCAGCTTCTTTTTTCTTCATTCCAATCTTAGTCATTTGAGCGATTTCTTGGTCAATCTTTGCTTCTTTGTCTCTTAATTGAGATTTTTGCGATTGTTTTTGTGCAATTTTCTGAGCAGTTGCAGGATCAACTTGAGATAAAACATCCATCTCATCCAGTTTCAGACTTCTATCTGGAATTTCATTTGGAAGTGTATCTTCAGGAGCATCTGTGACTATTTCACGATCTGGATATTCTTCTGGAAGATCATCTTCTGGTTCTTCTTCAAATAGAATATCATCTTTCAAGACTCGTTTCTTGTACCCCCAACCTTCTAAGGTTACATATATTTCATCTTGATCTATAACTTCGAATAGTTGACCACGGTAAGAAGCTTTCTTATTCATTACTTTTCTCCATCGCTGTCATTATTTATATTAATCAACGCTTGTCGCATCCCATATATTGAAATGCATATAGCATCAGCAATCCCATCTGAATCTTTTTTGCTTCTCTTGGTCGCTTTTAATGAAATATCTGGGCAGTTGGTTTGGCAAAATTTAATAGCATCTTCTTTGTCACCTTTTCGTGATCCAAATACAACCTTCTTCCATTCTTGTGGGGGTACTGTATAGAGAGGGATAGATAATGCTGAACACACTCCATGGATACCACCAGTAGAAAACCCAAAATTATACATTGATGTTACACCTTGACCTGGGCGAGCACCAACGAGTTCAATGTATACTGCATCTGGTTCGTTTGCTTTTAAGAATTTCGACACCAAATCAAAATTTACAAAATTATATGACTTTTTTACAGGGGTAACTTTATGTGCAGGCATGGCACTGGCACCAATGATCTTGCCATCTTCGCAAACTGCTAATCCACCACTAATTCCAGGGTCAATACCGACAACTTTCATATCAGATCAATCTCTCCAAGATTTACCTTCGTTATAACCATTGATTCGAACCTTTTTAGACCACAATTTTCTTCTTTCAGATTCCATTGCAGGAATAAAATTTTCTCCACAATCATTACAAACATATTTTGTAAAATCTGGAGTACCTAATTCATCTACATTTTTTTCTTCAGTTACATTTTCAGTTTTTTCACTTCCACAGTGAGGACATGCAACAGCATTTAGATCATAATTTGGCTGACTTGGCTCTTTCATTATTCATCTCCCATTGGTAATTTGTCTATTGAATATGATTTATCGAACGCCACAAAACGGATATCACCAGCATCTTTTCCATTTATTGCTGCGTCAGCATCAAATTCTGAATATGTTCTAGTATTTTCATCAAAATTAAAAACATTAGAAATTTTTGGTAAAGACTTAACCCATTTAGATACAGAACCTCCAAACCTATTAGATTTTCTGGTAAACAGTTCTAAATCAGATGCAAGTTTTCCATATTTTTTAAGCAAAAACTTAGTTAAGAATTTTGAATATCCTTGACCTCTTTCACTTTCTAATGTTGCTGATCGTGAAACGATTGGCATAAGACCTTCAACACTAAATTTATCACCATTTATTACATCAATTTGAGTAGCAGAGACGAGATTACCGTCTTTGAACAGTCCATAATTGATAATTTTATCATCAACATCATATTCAATGTCAACAACTTCACGAATTTCAGTGTCTCCGCTTGACCATACTATGTTTTCTTCATCTTTTTTATAATCATTTGTGAAAATATCAATAGGATCCCAGTTTTCTGGATTCTCTGACCCAGATTCTTGATCTTCATAATTATGAACGAGTGGCATTTCTAATAATGTTTCTTCTTCTGTAATAGTTTTTTCAAAAAATTCAGATTCAGTTGCAAATGGAGCAATCTTAATTCTATGATTTTTATAAAGTCTATAAAACATGTAATATTTGACTTCTGATTTTGGCATTATATAGTACTGACCTTCAAGTTGTTCACCAACTTCATCTGGGTCTGTACGTTCACCAAGAAACATAAGATATTCTGCATCACCTACTGCATCTTTGATAGCAGTTTCCATCGCATCCTTTAATCTTTCAAACGTAATTCCTTTACTAGAAAACGTTTTATCACCATTTTCTTCTGCGTTTCGTAGTAATCTAGCCATGATCCTTAAACTATTGGTGGATAAGTTCTCATCATGAACAAAAATTTGATCAATGGTATCATCTAAAAAGTGTTGAACTTCTTTTTCTTGAAGATTTTTCTTCAACACTTCTGGTTTTTGTTTTGCTATTTTTGCTATTGATTTTGTAACTATATCAAAATCAGTATCTTTTATAAGACGTTCTCGTTTTCCACCAAAAGGAACATTTGTTGAGTGTGCAAATGGTCCAAGATACTTAACTTCCGCTTCTCCAAGCCCATCAATAAGTACATCAGTATCTCCACCAGTTCCACCTACCCATTTTCCAGATGTAAGGGCGATTAATACTTCCCCTGGGCCGACATCGCCAGCTTTTACATCTAAAAGTTTTTCATAAACTCCAGGATCCATTTTATATGATTCAAGAGTTCCAACATTAGACACCAAAAATTCTTGCTTCTTAACGCTCTTTGGATCTTTTGCTCTTTTTACTATATATTTCACCAAAGGACTAGATGGATTATTATTCAAAATAGTCATGACATCAGTCACAAGTTGAGGTCTTAAATTTTGCTCAAGTTTATTTTGAATATTACTTTCCATTAATACAGAAAGTTTGTAATAATCATTAAATCTCATCTTTCATTCCCAGTTTTCGGAAGATATTATTCTCATTAAGAGAAGTTTTTTCTTTTTCCAGTTTCCCTGGTGCGAAGTATGGCTTCTTGACTAACTTTCTTTCTTCAGTGAAAAAATATTGATGTCGAGACTTGATAATATCGTATCCTTCTAGAATATTGTAGTAACCAAGAATTGATTTAATTTGGGTTTCTGCCAGCACATAATCAGTATGAAGAAGATTATCACATAAAACTTCTGTCGCTTCCAATAATGGAGCAACTTCTTGGTCTGCATTCTTTAAAACTTCAAAAAGAACTTTGATATCATCACGAGAAAGGACATTTCCACTCTCAATTCTTTTTTGGAGTTCAATCTCTTCTAACTTCTTTTCTAAACGTAACTTTACATTGTCCATTTGATGTCTCTCCACAATACTTTTTTGTTCAATCTAGTATAATGACACTATATTTACACATTCTATCTTATTTATATTATTTTTAAATGTTGGAGAAACTATGTTTAATGATAAAACTCTATTAAAGTACCAAAAACAAGAGTTAGTTGACAAATATACTGACAAAATGAAAGAAATTGTTTCTAAGGCTATGGAAAAATTTGAGAAACTGCAAAATGAAATTGAAGAAGCTCTTACCCCAATCGACAAAACGAATATGGTTGCTGAAAGTAATAGAAACATTCACCTATTTCACACATATACAAGTCGTCTCGCAGAAGAGAGGATCGCAGTTAATGATTTAAAGATTAATAGAGAGAAAATAGAAGGTGAATTATTTGATTATTATAGAAATCATTCCGACATCTCTTCTAAACTTAAGTCTGAAGCTGCTTTAAGTAAATATGTTTATTCACATCCTTGCTATATTGCCATAAATAAGCTCGTGAAAGTTCAAGAAGCATTAGTGGGGTATCTTGAAAACGTAACTATTATGATTCGTGATCGTGGGTTTGCGATTAAAAATGTGATAGAAAGTGTTAAAATAGAATTAGGAATGATGTAGTATGTCAAATAAACGCTGGCTGAAAATAGAGAAGCATAATAATATATCAGCTAGAGTAACAACCAATCATCCAAGCATTTTTGGTGAACTCTACAATTACCTTTCGGTGTATGTAGAAAATTACCGTTTCATGCCTAAATATAAGATGGGTATGTGGGACGGTAAGATTTATTTTATGCAAAAGAATGGCATATTCCCTATTGGTTTAATGAAATATGTCTACAAGTACGTTAAACAAGATGGATTAGAAATAATAGTTGATCCAGAATTAACTGAACGTTTTGAAGCTGATGATTTTGCAGAAGTTACTGAGACTTGGATGGGTAAAAATGAAGATGGGGAACAATGGGTTCCATATCAACACCAAGTTGAAGGTGCATTGCGTGCTTTAAAATATAATCGATGCATTATTGAACATGCAACATCTGCTGGTAAGTCTCTTACCATGTCTCTAATCATTATGTACAAACTATTGAAAGAGCAAAACAAGAAAGTTTTGGTTCTTGTCCCAAGTACTGGACTTGTTAAACAGTTAACCAACGATTTTATCGAATATGGAGTTCCTCCAGAATGGATTGGTAATTTTTATGGTGCTCAGAAAGACACAGAAGAACAAATTATCATTTCAACTTGGCAATCAATGTGCAAACAGCGAGATTTCGTCAAAGAATTCGATATGATTATTTGCGATGAAGTCCACAACTTAAGAGGTGACACTGTCCGAAGTGTTGCAGAGAATGCGATCAATGCAACTACACGAATTGGTTGTACTGGTACGCTCCCAGATCCAAAAGTTGATAAAATGCGTATTGAAGGTGCTCTCGGACCAGTCGTTCATAGAGTAACAGCTAAAGATTTGATTGATGCTGGACATGCATCAGACATTTTGATCAAAATTGCTTATATTTTCCACTCACAAGAGACTAAAAAGCTTGCTAAAGGGCTTCCTTACGATGAAGAACGTAAATTTTTGGAAGAATATGAGCCTCGTAACAAAGTTTTGAGATTTATTGTTAATAAACACCATGAAGTGGACCATAACTGCTTAGTTTTGGTTGATCATATCGCTCATGCTGAGAATTTAGTCGAAATGATGGAAACGATGGGTGATGATAGACATATTTTCTTAGTTACTGGTGAAACCCATCCAGATAAACGCGAAGAAATACGTCAATTTGTAAACAAGAACAAAAAATGTGTTATTGTTGCTACATATGGAGTATTCTCAACTGGTATTTCTATTAAAAGACTCCATGCTGTCATTTTTGGATCAGCAGGAAAGTCTAAAATTAGAACTCTCCAGTCTATAGGTCGTGGATTACGTTTGCATAAAGAAAAAAATAGATTAACATTGTATGATATCGGTGATGACTTGACATATGCAGACAAACATCTGCAAAAAAGGATAGATATCTATACAAGATCTCAATTTGATATTGCAGTCGATGAGATTTATCTGGAGAAAGATTGATGGCTGTATATAAAAACACAACGAACCAAATTATTCGTGCAATGATTAATGGGTCGAGAAGGCCAATAAATCCCGGTCAAACTATCCATGGTCCAGAATCTCTTGCATCAATTCCAGGTTTGGAATTAATTCATGCACAAAAAAGAACAATTTTACCAAAAACAAGTGGACCAAAACCTCCACCATTACCACCAAAAGAAACAAAAACTGTTCTTCAGCCTGTAAGATCAGTTTCAAGCTTTTCACCACAAATATCTAAAGAACTTTCATACCATAAAAAGATGAAAGATTTAGGTAGATTGCCTAGTGTATCGATTGCAATTTTAACAAAAGATTCTTTAAATCTTATAAAAGACTGCTGCGAAACTATTTTATCTAGGGTTAACTATCCAAACACAACTATTACTATTTGTGATACTGGAACTACAGATCCAAATGTTAGAAAATATTATGAAAAAGTTCAGTCATCGTGCAAAGATAAAGGATTTGGTTATCGGTTTATTCAATTACCAGACTATCATTTTAGTAGAAATTACAATGAAGTGGTAAAGCACATAAAAACTGATTACTTTCTTATCCAAAATAATGACACTAAAGCCATCAATGATTATGTAACAGAGATGATGAAGATTGCTATTATTAATAATGTAGGGTCTGTTGGACCAAGAATGTATTATCCAGATGATAGAATTCAGCATGATGGGCAGTTTATTTTCCAACCTTCAGGTGAACATAGACCCGGAACAGCAGGACATTTAAATCTGGGACTTAGAAAAACTCAAATTCCAGAAAAACAAACTAGAGTATCTCTCGTTGATGGTAATACTGCTGCTGGTTGTCTCGTTAGAACAGAAGATTTTAAAAGTGTAGGTGGATTTGATGAAAAATATGGGGATATATTCCAAGATGTCGATTTAATGATTAAAATACCACAAACTACAGGTAAGTTTAATTATTGTAACCGTAAAGCTGAAATTTATCACATAGATAATGCTTCTAGATTTGGAAAAGGTCCAGACCCAAATCGTTGGAATAGTATGAGACAAGACACTGCATATCTAAAGAGAAAATGTGATGTTCATGGATGGAGAAGAAAAACTCCAGCGAATGTTGATTTCACTATTGTAACTTTGGCATATAATTATGAAGATTACAAAGAAATGCTTCAAAGTTTTGACAATCAAAAAGGTGATCATACAATAGAATTTATAGGTATACCTAATTATTTCAATATGTATGATAATATTTTTCAAGCATATAATAACGCCACTGATTTAGCGAATGGAAAATATATCATATATTGCCACGATGATATTGTGGTTACTCCAGATTTTTTGCAGAAAATAAAAGACCATATATCTGAATTAAATAATAGACGCATTCCATGGGGAGTTCTTGGTCCTGCTGGGGTATTCTTGGATAATCATAAGAGTGCATTTTATCTATTAGATTCAAATGGACAGAAGCTTAAAGATGTACAAGAATATATCGATGCTGACAAGCCAGTTGCTGAAGTTGATTCGCTGGATGAGTTATGTCTTATAACAGAAAAAGCAAAAGACTTAAGATTTAGTGAAAATAATTTAACAAGTTTCCATTTTTATGGAATTGATATTTGTACACAAGCCCATATAAGAAATTTGAAATCATATGCAATTGAAGCATATTGTCATCATAAATCTGATGGTTCTAAAAATATCTACGATAGGAAAAAATTTGCAGAGTTTGTTAAACATTTGAAATCTTGGCATATTTATGCAAAGCAAAAAGGTATAACACATTGGAGGACCACAACTGCCATGTGTAATGGAAAGTCTATTGTAATATTCGCAACTCCAGATTATATACAGAAAGAACTTAAAGGCCAACCACTTATTTTACAAGCCTGATAGAAAAAATAAAACAGGGTTGATAAAATGCCCTGCTCTGTTTATAATTGATAGTCATAGACAACTCAGGGGTTTTAGCTGATGTTCCCATGGATGGGTATTCCCCATCTCGTTCAGAAAAAACACAGAAGAAGATCATGCTGTTTGCTCTAGCAGACGAATAGTATGGTGGGCGTGATGAGTTGCACGCTGGGAAAAGCTTCTGCTAGCGTCTGAAACCAAAAGGCATCCAACAGACGATAAGCATTTGGGTTGTAGCTGCTACTGAGTCACATATCCTTTTAGAGTCATAAACTCTGCGTATGCACGAAGTTTATGTAGAGGTCCATGTGAACCCTTTCCCGATCCTCAGAATTTTCCCAAGAAGGGAATCTTTTTTATGACTTCGTACCTTATGATCTGTAATAGAGATTAATCTTATATTTAAATAAAAAAGACCATCTAAGAAATTTCTCAAATGGTCTTAATAATTAAATTATTTATTATCCTTACGGCCTAAAGACCTATATCTTTAAGTTGCTGGAGTGTATCGTTTAAATTAACATAAAGGACACCAGTTCCTCCAGCATCTTCCCAACCTTTCTTTTTCTCATTACCATAAAGCTTTGTTTCAGTATCATCGATCAGAATATCTCCAGGTCCAGTTGCTTCTTCAAATTTATTGGCTTTAATGATAATATTATCTACAGAACGGACTATTTCTGGTTGGGAACGTAACCAAATCATTTTTCCTTCACGGGCAAGATTACGACTTTCCATTTCACCAGTTTTTGCATTTGGCATCTTGGTATCAGACGATGGTGAGCTAAGAATATTCAATTCTGAAATTTTTCCAGACTTCTTAAGATCTGTTAAATAGTTCCATAATTCTTTTCCAACTTCACGATCACCTTCTTTAAGCCATTCCATACCTGTCCAGAAGTCAAGGGTACGTTTTTCGTATTCTGACCAGTCTTCTGGTGTATATTGAGCACGCTTTTTGAACCCAAGATCAAGTCCAGGAACTACAGCCCAGAAGTAAGCTTTAGCACGATGCTTGGCAGCTTTGGCTTCTTTTTCATTCTTTGCGATAGAACGGAAATAGGCTTCTAGCTGCTTTTCGATATTACCATTCACAGCCTCATCTTTTAGTTGAATTTTATCTGCAAGGCTTGTTTGATCAAAACGCTTTTTGAACCCTCCAGCAAAGTCAACTAAAACTCCATCCATATCGCAGAATACTCTATAGTCCATTTTTTCATCCTTCTCTAAAAGTAAATGTGAAAAAAGACTTGTAGCACGAGTTCCGCCTTTGTCAAGAGATTCTTTTAAGCGATTAACCATTTTCTTAGCTGTTGGTCCCACTGCTACGCCACCCCAACGACCATCGTTAACATGACCTAACTTATACGAACCAAAAGTAGCCTTTTCCCAACTTTCGTCTAGTTCACCTACAACATTTGCTGTATCGACAATAAATGTGACAGTAGAGTTATCGTGAACTGGTAGCATTTTACCCATTGGTTGGACTTTATAAATTACAGGATTTCCCCCGTTGCGACGACATACATCTTTAGCAATATCTCTTGCTTCGTTTATATCTGCGGTTACGATAACAGGCTCTTTGTTCCAAATGCTTAATTTATCTTTTACTTTATTATTTGTACTTGTTCCTGCATAATACATAACATGGCTTTCTTTCAAGACAGATTTTTTACGTTTCCACGCATGATGATACATGTTCGAATTATTTTGATTAAGAAATACGATATCATCAAATTGATTTAAATCTTGGAACCATTTTTTTAATTTGATCATTGAGCCATTGCTAGTTTTTCCAAACTCACCCAAAATAAGTTTATGATTTCCAGGTTTATTTCCATTTGGTGGTGGAATTAGGTGTGCATTATCATTGACCGGCACATAACCAGTTATTCGTAAGAACTTATGATTTTTATCTGCGTCAGGTGCAATAATAACATCCCAACCCATATTGTCTGCTGGATTAATAAGATCTGGAAGTTCACCATAATCAAATGGGATTGGATTTGGACTTCCCCACTTTCTTCCAACATTTTTCAATTCTTCTATTTTTAATCTTGGGAGATGGTCTGTAAGAATATCAATCACTTCTTCAAATGTGACTATTCTTCTTTCATCTTCAAAAAGAAGATTTTCCAATTTCTGCTCAATTGTCATACACTTTTCTCCCTCTTTTAGTTATTTATATCTTATTGTATCGTAAACATCGTTCTTGATTTAAACTACACTGTATGGTATAATTGATACTTAATTATACAATATATAGTAACAATTTTTGTTAGGAAGAAATGAAATTACCCGTGATAAATACAATCACTATGCTTGAAGAACGCGATACATATCACTTAAATTCAACATAAAAACCTAATTAAACTTAACTTGAAATAGAATCCAAATATGGATCTTCTACCTTAAAATTGCCGTCAGGAGGAAACAGAATGTCTTACAAAGCGTTAGCAGATTATACTCAATATTCAAAATATGCATTACATGATAAAGAGAAAAAGAGGAGAGAAACGTGGAATGAGCAAGTTGATAGAGTATTTGCTATGCACGAGAAGAAGTTTGGAGAAAAACTAGATTCTTTTAGAGAAGACTTTGAATGGTCAAAAGAAATGGTCAAAAAGAAGAGAGTGTTGGGATCTCAAAGAGCACTTCAATTTGGAGGAGAACCTATTCTTCAAAAGACTGCCAAAATGTATAATTGTACCGTCTCGTATGTAGACCGACCTCGTTTCTTCCAAGAATGTATGTACTTATTACTATGTGGTTGTGGTACAGGGTTTTCTGTTCAAACACATCATATCGATAAACTTCCAGACATCCAACCAAGAACAAAAGGTGAAAAATTATTTGTAGTCCCTGATAGCATTGAAGGATGGGCAGATGCTATTGGTGTCTTGATGCAAAGTTACTTCACTGAAGGTGGTTATTTCAATTCATATGACTATGGAGAACTAGAAGATTACAGTGGCTACAATGTTAAGTTTGACTTTAGTCAAATTAGACCAGAAGGTGCTCCAATTTCTTGGGGTGGTAAAGCTCCAGGTCCATCTAGTTTAATCCGATCAATTGAAAAGATTGAAGCATTAATTGATAGACGGATCACTGAAGAAGGTCAGAATAGACTTAAACCAATTGATGCATATGATATTATTATGCATGCATCTGATGCGGTTATTTCAGGTGGTATTCGTAGATCTGCTACTATTTGTTTATTCTCTCCACATGATGAAGAAATGCTTAATGCAAAAACTGGATCTTGGTTTACTGACAACCCCCAACGAGGTCGCTCCAATAATTCTGTGCTTCTTATTCGTGATAAAACTTCAAAAGAAGACTTTGCAAATATCATGAAATCTGTTAAAGAATTCGGTGAACCTGGCTTTGTTTGGAGTGATGATACTGAAGCATTATATAATCCATGTGTTGAAATCGGTATGCGTGCATATACAGAAGATGGTCGTACTGGTTGGCAATTTTGCAATTTGTGCGAGATAAATGGTAAGAAGACTGACACTCGTGAACGATTTATGGAATCATGTAAAGCTGCTGCAATTATTGGTACCCTTCAAGCTGCTTATGATACTTTTGATTATCTAGATTCTGCAACTAATGAGATTGTACAGCGTGAAGCTTTGCTGGGTGTTTCAATGACTGGAATGATGGATTGTCCAGAAATCAACTTTGATCCAGAAATTCAACGTGAAGGTGCTCAATTAATTCTTGATATAAATGAAAAGATTGCAGCAGCAATTGGTACTAACCCATGTGCTCGTGCAACTTGTGTTAAGCCAGCAGGCACAACTTCTTGTATTCTTGGTACTGCATCTGGTGTACATCCACACCACGCAGACATGTATTTCAGAAGAGTTCAAGCTAATAAGCTTGAATTCCCACTTCAACATTTTAAGAAGCATAATCCTCTTGCAGTTGAAGAGTCTGTTTGGTCTGCAAATAAGACTGATGAAGTCATTACGTTCTTGTGTGAAGTTCCAAAGGGAGCAAAAACTAAAAACCAAGTAGGTGCAGTTGATCTTCTCAACCACGTTCAATTGACTCAACAGAATTGGGTTGAAGCTGGTACTCGACATGAAAGATGTGTTGCTCCATGGCTACGACACAACGTTTCAAATACTATTAATGTTAAACCTGAAGAATGGGATGATGTTGAAGGATATATTTATGAAAACCGAAAGTGGTTCGCTGGAATTTCACTTCTTCCAAATTCTGGAGACAAGGATTACCCACAAGCTCCTATGTGTACTGTATATACTCCAAAACAAATGGTTAAAGAGTATGGTGATGGTGCAATGATGGCATCTGGATTGATTGTTGATGGTCTAAAGGCATTTGATAATAATCTTTGGGCAGCATGTGATAGTGTTCTTGGTATAGGTGAAACCCCTACTGAAAGCGACAAACCTGAAGAACCTAATCTTCCGGCCAAAAATGGATATAATAATAAAGAATGGGCTGTCAAGTTATCTGAGTATGCCCAGGAGGTTTCTGAATATCACGATACACTTGAATTGTGGAACAAGACTAATCTTAAAATTGATTGGATTCGTCGTGTTAAGCAGTTTGCAGATCGTTACTGTGATGGTGATGTTCGTCGTTGTACTTATCTCATGAAAGATGTCCACAATTGGAAGCTTTGGTGTGATCTTAAGCGTGAATATGTTGATATTGATTGGTCTAATGTTGTAGAAGAAGCATATGAATTGGATGTTTCTACTATAGGTGCAGACGGATGTGCAGGGAACAAATGTGAGTTTGGAGATCTCGGTCGTGCAATCGAAGAAAAACAAAACGAAACAAAAAAGTTTGAAAATCCAACAGACACTGAACCAACATCAGCAGCCTGAATCTATATTTGACGAAAATGGTGCCCTCTCAAGAGAATTTCTTCTCAAGAGAGGGCATTGTTGTTATAATGGTTGTCGAAATTGTCCATATGAGGAGAAAGAAAATGATTGTAGAAATAAGACAAGGTGAAGGTGGCAGAGATGCCAAAGACTTAGTAGAAAAGTTATTCAATATTTACAGCAAGTTTGCTGCCAAGGAGTGTCTTTGAGGTTAAACTCGTAAAAGAGTTGCCTGGATTCATTTCATTTGAAGTTCATGGAAAGAAATCTGACGTATTTCTAAGTGAAGCTGGGGGTCATAGATGGCAAAGAGTTCCTCCTACAGAAAAGAAAGGAAGAGTTCATACTTCATCTGTTACTGGTGCAGTTCTTGACCACAAAGAAAAGATTGAAGTTGATTTAAAACCATGGGAATATGGAATGAGAACGTATAAGGCATCTGGGAAAGGTGGTCAACATAGAAATAAAGTAGAGAGTGCAGTTGAGTTGACACATTACGAAACAGGAATTACTGCTCAAAGTGAAGACGAACGTTGTCAAAACGCAAATAAAGACATTGCGTTACAACGTTTAATAGAAAAGATTAAGAAATCTAAAGAATCTGAACAACATGATATTCGATCTGCTATCAGAAAAGAACAAGTTGGAACCGGTCTACGTGGTGATAAGATTAGAACTGTTCAAGAACAAAATAGTCAGGTTGTTAATCATTTAAATGGAAAGTCAATTCCACTTAAATTGTATTTTAAAGGATATATTGAGGAGTTATATTGATATGGCAAATAATTCACCGTTACCATTCACCAAATATGGAGACAAAGGGTGTACAATGCTTGCAGATTGTACAAAAGACAAAAAGACATCTATTCGCGTTCAAGCTATCGGTGATATTGATGAGCTTAATAGTTCAATAGGTATAGCCTCAAAGAATATAAAAGTCACTTGTTCAATTAAAAGGAATGAATGCATTCGTGTTTTAACTTGGTTACAACACATGTTATTTGTAGCTGGGACTGATTGTGCTACGCCTATGGATAGTGAAACCAATTTTAGAATAAACGAAACACACATAGAGCATATAGAGAATTGTATAGAGAGAATCCATAATAAATTGGATGCTCTTGGTAATTTTATCATACCAAATCATGAATTGCATTTGTGTAGATCTATAGCAAGAAGAGCAGAACGCTCATGTTGGATAACATATAGTGAGTGTGGAGAATTCAATGAGAATTGTTTAATATTCTTGAATCGTTGCTCAGATTTATTGTTTACACTTGCTAGATATGTAACGCATGATGAAATTTGGGATCAGACTGTATTATAGTTCGTAAATAAGATCATTATCTTCTTGAGTCCCAAATGATTTTATCATTTGTCCGCCAACTGCATTAGCTTCATCTTCGATTTCTCCACCTACTACTGGGATTTCTCCCACTAATCTATTTTGGAGATTTTGTTTATGGTGTACTAGTTCGTGTGCAATAGTTCTTAATACATCAGCGAATGCACGACCCCCAGCCAGAGCACGAATTTGATAATTTTGAGGATCATACGCTCCAGTTGTCATATCTTCATCCCTCTTATAAATGAGATGTATCTCTGGTAGTTCTTCTAATCCAAGAAATTCTGCACAGTGATCCAAATAACGTTGAAGCATAGTCTGATGATCTTCAGAGTAGTTCAACTCTTCTGCCAAATAAGTTGCATGACCTTTATTAATGGCACGATTTCCGGACATTGCAGACCATCCAAAGTTTTCAAACAAATACTTGTTTACAACTTGGTCGTTTTGAACTGCTTCGATCCATACATTGATGTTTTTGTTTTCTAGTAAAAGAGATTCAGCGTTTTCTTTAGCAGTGTCTAAAACAAATAGAGTATCATGTTCAGTCCCACCAAGTTTTCTATCTTTTGAAGATTTAATAATAAATTTAACAATATCTTTTACTCTGTCTTTAGGACCATCTGCATCTTCTTTAAGAATTTCTTCACTTAAAGATTCTTGAAGCTTCTTTTTATCGATGCTAGATTCAAAATCAAATTCCATTATTCACCTCCGCCGCCATCACCCCCAGCATCACCTCCAGAAGCACCAGTTTCGTATCCACCAAACCATGGACCCCAAAGATATCCACCTCTACCACGCTTGGTCTTTCTTTTTTTCTTCTTTTTCTTCTTTTCGTCTAGTCGCTCTTCATCTTCGTTTTCTTCATCTTTGTTCCTTTGAGCATGATCAACATTCTTCTGACGATTTTCATCATCACTTTGGAATGTTTCTCGGATACGAAGTCGAAGGGCTCTGCGTGCTTCATCATTATCACTATTTGAATTTGGATTCTTAGGCATAATATATCTCCAACCCATATTTATACATTTAGACTTGGATGACTGGATCAAGTTCTTCAATTGAATCGATCTTAGTGAAACCATTCTCTTTCTTAAGACGAATGATAGAATCAAAGTCATCTTCACCAATTTCAGATTTATGTGTAATAATATAGACGCAATGATCACTATTATTTTGTCTAAATTCTGTTTTGAGATACTTCATCAACATTCCAATACCATTAGAACACATTGAAGAATCAAGAACTTCGTCTAGAACTAAAAGATTACAATCAACAGAATTACGCATCTTTGCCACACTAACAGTTGTAAACATCCAAGCAATATCAATTCTCTTTTGTTCACCACCTGAGAAGTTTTCATACGTAAATTCATCACGATTGCGAGATTTCAATAATTCTTTCAATTGGGAATCAAAAGATATTGTATAATTGGCATTGAGCATAGCGAGATGTTGGTTCATCTTCTTATTGAGATATGGTAAGATCTTTCTAATAGTATAGTTTTTAATTCCGCCATCACCAAGGATCTGCTTCATTCTATCTGCCAACTTAAACTTCTTTTTGACTTCAGCGTATTCAGCTTTCTTATCTTCAAGTTCTTTCTTATCTTTAATCAACTCGTTTTTATCAATAACTTCAATATCAAATTCTTTTGACTGAGCTTTCTCTAGTCTTTCTTTATATGAAGACAAGTAATTATCAATTTTTTGTTTGTTTAATTTTAACTTTTCGACTTTAGCTACTGCTTCTTTAGCTTTAGTAAGCTTTTCTCGCAATTGATCTTTTTCTTCCTTAAGAGTCTTTAAATTATTTTCAGCTTCTGAAATGGCAGTCTGATATCCTTCATTTTCTTCATTAATCTCGGCTTCATGTTTAGCACTATGTTCTGAATCTGTTGGGTTGTTACATACAGAACATACAGGACTCTCTTTCATACGTTCAATCTTTTTATTATTTTTTCGTATATTTGAATCGTTGGTATCGACTATATGTTCATTCTTTGAAATTTCAGACGCTATTGATTGTAATCTTGAATTAATTTTGTCTCTGATAGATTCAAAATCTTTATCGGGAATAGAAATCGATTTCTTTTTATTCTCTAATTCCAAGATCTTAGCATTGAATTCTTCAATCTCTTCAGCTTTAGATTCTTCAAACTCTTTCTTCATAGTTTCAAGTTTTTTGAATGTATTGACGCGATCAGTATATGACTTAAGCATGTGTTTGATATCAGATTCTAATTCTTTAATATCTCGTTTTAAACCATTATAATCTTCTTTAACTTTTTCAAACATTCTTCCAAATACAGATAGATTCATAATGTTTTCAAGTAAATCTCTCTTTTGACCTACTGACATTTTAAAGAATGGGGTTGAATAATTAATATTCAAAGTAATCATGTTCTTGAAGCTCTCTAAAGACATACCACCAAGCTTTTCATCAATATCGCTTTGAGTTAATTTCTTAGCAGATTTTTCTTTATCTTCTTTTTCATTCTTTTTCTTGTTCTTATTTTCTTCTTCTTCAACTTCGTCTATTAATCGAAGATAGTCAGGCTTAATACCTCGTTCAATACGATAAGGATGTCCATCGATTTCAAATCTAAGATGTACATAACAATCGCAATCATTGATACTATTAATCATCTTGGCTTTGTTGAGTCCACGAATACTTTTACCAAAGAAAGCAAAGACAACAGCATCGACAAATAATGTAGATTTACCTACTCCGTTATTTGTTGGTTGTCCCACAACATGCCCAGTGACAGCATGTATGCCACTTTTGTATTCGATTGTTATTGGTTGAGATCCAACACTAAGAAAGTTTTTTATTTCTGCACTTTTAATGAACAATTTCACTAATCATTCTCCTTCAAACTTCTCTGATATAGTTCATGAGCATAGAGCTTAAGATCATTGTCAGTATAATCTGGATCGTTATTATCCAATTGTTCCATATACTCATTCATATAATTAAGTTCATTACCTTCGAATTCAGAATCGATGTCAATATCATCATCTTCAATCTCAGTACCTTCTACTTCATCAATAACAGCATATGAGATTGGGTTATATGACTCAAGTATGGTTTCATATTCAATGCGTTTATCATCTTTAATATGCTCATCAATAAAGAATTTGACCCATGCATTTTTTGCTAGACCAAGTAATTTGACATCATCTTTGATTTTTGATACATGGAGTTTAACATGTCGAGGACTCATTTTATTATGAATGAATTTGACTTTTCTTGTATCAGTATCATAAATAGTCAAACCTTTCTTATCACCATAATCGCCCCAATCCATTTCATATGGACATCCAAGATACTGAAGATTTCCTTTCTTCTGTCTTAGGTGGAAGTGACCAGAGAATACATCTTTGAATGCTTCGAAATGGCTTGTTTTAATATTCCCTTCAAAATTAACCCCACGAACAACTTCAAATCCATGAACTTCAAAGTGACCAAGGCATAAATCGTATTGCTTTATACCAGTTTCTTCATATTCATTGTAGATTGCCATAAATTGTTCATGTTCAAGGCTATTTTCACAAAGCCATGGAAATACTGCTGTCTTACAACCATCAAGGTCATGTTCTTCAAATGATTTAACTATCTTTAATCGTGGATGATATTCGAAGAACATTCTGAGAGATGTTTCAGAAAGACTATTTTTGTAATATATATCGTGGTTTCCGATAAGTACGTTAATTATTAAGTGTGGGTGTTTTTCAAGTAAAAAGTCAAACACTCTAAACACTGCATTTTTAATATGTGAATTGATCAAATGGCGATCATGAAACAGATCACCAAGAATCCATAATTGATCAATGTCTTCTTTTTCTACAGTTGACGACACCAACTTGTAGAAGAAATTTTCCATGATGTTTAGGTATGTTTCAGAATTCTTTCTAACACCAAAATGTATGTCGCTAATTAATAACAGTTTCATGTAGATAATCCCCTAGACGTATATTATAACACGAATAGGGGATATAGTCTATCATGTATTTCCAAAGAATAGATCGTCGTCTTTTCTGGTAAAGTCTTTATTTCTATAATAATCTTCTACAAATTGCTTCTTGGCTTCTGAACGCTTCTTTTCTTTTTTGATAACTTGGATAAATGCGTTTTTCACGATTTGTGTACAATAAGCGAATGCGTTTTTACTCTTTTCAGGATTAAATGATGGGCTATAGCGTAATAAGAAGAAAATAGCACGAGATTTCATTTCTTCAAGGTAAGTATATCCTGAGAAATTAGATTTGGTAGCATAGTTTTCAACGAGATCTATGAAGATCTCTCCCAATCTTTCTGAAGCTTGTCCACAACATTCTTTAGCTTGGCGAGCCTCTAGCTTTTTATTGATTTTAGTAAGCTCAATTTCAAATTGTTCTATCTTCTTTTTAGATGGACGCTTAAGATTATTTAATCTTTCTAATTCATCTTCGATCTTACGCTTTTCTTCTAAAATCTTGAATACTTCTTTATCTTTTTGTTCACGTTGTTTTTCGATAGTGGCTTTAAAATCAATAAGCTCTTGCACCAATTCTTTATTATTTACATGTTGGCGTTTTGTGATTTTGATTTTTCCTTTTCCACGCTTACGATTACGAACTCCGTCATTTATGTTCTCGTCCATTTCTTCCATATCCATACTCCCCTAAAAAGTTGGCTATTTATAAATGTTATTTTATCAAACTCCATTTATTTTTCACTAATACATTACTATTGAAAATAAAAAATGTTGCAGTATAATTAGAGCTAATCATAAAATTGGAGAACCTTAAATGGAAGAAAATCAGAATCCAAGAAATATTGTATGTTTTCCCTCTGATAAAAATGGTTGTGGTTTCTATAGAACAATGGTTCCAATGGAATACCTTTCAGCTAAAAAGGGTTGGAATGTTAGCTTTATGTATCAATTTGTTTTTGATTTAAATTTGATTAAAGGTTCACACTATATTAGGTTCCAGAGACAATGTACAGAAAATCAAAAGCGTTGTATTTGGGAATACAGGAGATGTATTGACGGTACTGGTTCTCCAAGTAGAATTGCATATGAACTAGATGATATTGTTCATGGTATTGAGCCACAGAATGTCGCAGCATATCAATTCTATACTAAGACGAGAAGAGATAATGTATTAGAAATCATGAAGATGTCACATCTTGTGACTTTTAGTACAAAATTCTTAAAACATTTTTATGAAAGAGAATTTGGTATTCGTCATTCAGCCGTAGTTCCAAATACTTTACCTAAATTCTTATGGAATCCCGACTTCACTCTGGATAAGCGACCACAAAAAGATAAGCCTGTTATTTTATGGGCAGGTTCTGCATCACACGTTGGTCCTGGTGGGGATTTGGAGTTCTTACTTCCAATGATAGAAGCTACTACTGATGAGTTCGAATGGTTGTTCGTGGGGTGTATGCCTCCAAAACTAGAAAAATATAAACAGAATGGACGTATTAGTTTTATTCCTTGGTCTTCATTCTGGGAATATCCAGGAATGATGCAAAAAATTCAAGCAGATGTAGCGTTGGCACCAATTAAAGATGGTCTTTTCAATTATGCTAAATCTGATTTGAAATATCTTGAATATGCAGCTATGAACATTCCAGCTTTATGTTCTACAATTGGTAATGGTATTGGTCCGTATGATCAAACAAACTGTCCAAATTTAGTAGAAAACGATCCGGACGCATGGTATCAAGCAATTCAAGATATCTTGGGTAATGAAGAGAAGTATTATGATACTATCAATAAGCAGCACGAATTTGTAAACAATAGATGGCTAGAAGATCCTATCATGATGAAACATTATGAAGCTGCTTATCAAATTCCCCAGTTGACACCTCGTTGATCTGCTTCTGTAAAAAGTCTACATTTAAATCCTTTATGTGATT